CCAGAACACCAGCTTGTTGTGTTGCGTTGACATACATCTTATCCAGTGATTCAGCGTAAGCAGCTAATGCTGATACGTTAGCGTCAGAGTGAGAGCTACAACCAATGTAGTAGGCTGTGTCATCAACTAAGAACATGTCTGTTAATGCTTGAACTGGAGTCTTAGTAACGGCTACGCCAGTAGAACCAAATTTAACAACGTATACTGATTTAGCGCGGAATTTACCACCAAACGCTAATGCACAGAATTTGTATACTGATGTAGTGGTGGCAAAACCATCAGCTACTACTTCTTTTAAATCTTTATAAATTTTATAATCTTGTGGAAAAGCAGCATCTGTCAACTCAGCAGCGAACACTGCACTGTCAAATGATGCTGTAGAGATCGGTTGTGTGCCTAATGCCACAATGACATCAACACGACTTTCGATAGGTACTTCAGCCATGAAAAGCTCCTAGTTTAAGGATATGATATTGTATCGGTGAAAGGTATATTATCGGCTTTACCGTTGAGAACCACTGTCTCGATATAGCCAACATCTGTTGTATCTAGTTCTACAACAACAACTTCAAACACACAGCTTACAGATGAGCGTTCTTCTAGTTGATTTCTGTCTATTGGAAAGTGTCTTTGTGTAACACTACTGCTTCTGAGATAAGATATGTTGTGGTCTTTGAATGAATCAAAGTAAGTACCAGCACTCGCTTCAAAAGCATTAATAATTCTGTTTAATGATACTGTTGTTGTACCAACTAACGACGTAGCTGTAGGTGGCCGATGAACAGATATGTCTACAATAACCTCATACTTCACCGCGTATGTGTTAGTATCTACTTTGTCATACTTACCTATCTTATTCCAATCTTTAATCCAAAGTTGAATGTAGGTGTCAGATAGTTTCTGGTTTGATGCGCCACGTATGGTGAATGGAAGATTAGGTTCAAACACTTTATCGCATAATGATTTAATACGTGATTTAAGTTGATCGTAAGCTTGTTGATGATCGTATGTAACGGCTGTCATAATAAACCTTCGTCCTTCTCAATCACTACACACTCATAATGGTTTAGTAATGTTGTCCAGCGTTTCACTTTAACAACTTTAAACCATTTACCTTCAATCTGTATCTCGTCAGGTTTACGATTAGTGCCTTCGTTACCTACACGTAATTCTGTTTCAGTGAATACAGTGAACACATCTTTATCTGTATAACCTAAAACATCCGGTGTAAATAGATCGCCCTCATACGGTTGAACTGTGCAATATAAAGCTTGGAATGTTGTCGGTGTAACGCTCACCACTTCATTAAATTCATTACGTGTCTCAACAATTCTTCTAGCTTGTAATGTTTTACGTGGCATTGCTCCACGCCTTTTAAACGCCATCGGCTTTATCCTTTACTACTCTAGATGAAACACTATCATATAATTCTTGTGAAGCTACTAATGGAGCTGACTGACCATACATTTCAAACTTCGCTTGTTTCCACCACTCAACGTTATCAGCCCAGTTACCAGTATCAATAGAACCTTGAACACTCACTTCGCCAACTCTACCGAATTGTTTAAGGAGTTGCTTGATGTTTCCAGTACCAGATAGATACAACCAAACATCTTTACCCCATCGACTTGACACTTGAAAATGCCTATCCACCATATCAGCAGCTAAGTTCATAAACGGACGAGCTATGATTTGGTCAGTACCGTAGTTCAACATCTCAGCTAGGTAAGCAATATCTAATCCAGATTCATTATGTGTATCACCTTCAAAGTATCCATACTGCACTTCATGTGTTATTAAGGATTCAAGGCGTCTGAAGAAGCTGTCTAACTGTCGTCTATCTTCTTTCACTTCAGATGATATTTTCAACGTCATATATCACCCGTTATTCGGAATACCAGAAATATCTTCCATGTAGACTTCGTAGATAGATTTATAACCAAGTGATTCACTGTGCCAATGAGCTAAATCATACATACTGAAAGCATCTGCATCATTGCGTATAGCTTCTTTCTGAGAACGGGATACGCCACCAATGATGATAGGCATGAAAGCCTTAGCTGTTGGTGTAATACTTGCTGTTCCAGCTTTGAAGTCTTTTAAACGTTCAGCATAGCGCTCGTAGAGCTTCGTATAATAGATTTCCACTTGACCCTCGCGTTCTCTATCAGCTAAGGTAGAAAAGCGCGTTAACATGGCTTCCATGATTGCTACGGACGCATTATAAACACTATTATTGAATGCCACTAAAGCACTGTTAATTGTGTTATCAGACACGAACTCACTATTAGGATCACCAACGTTCAGTCTTACTTGGTCTTGGGGATTTTGAAAATCAACGTCAATCATTTATATACATTCCCCTAAGCGAAAAGGAGGGGACAAGCCCCTCCGCAAAACACCTAATTATTAGGCAGCAACACACTTCTGGATTAACAGAGGGTTGAATGGAACTAACAGACGGTTAGACTCAGTGAACAGTTTAGTACCTGAGAACTCGTCACTTACTTCCCACATGTATTCTGGTTGTGCTACAGTGTTGATGTAAGATTCAGTTTGAGCTGGAGCGAATACTTCAGTGAACAGATCCACACCTACTGGCAGCATGTAAGCTTCGTTGTCTGGAATCAAAGCAGAACCACCGATTTGACCAGCGTACTCTACGTAAACAACGTTGTCAGCGAAACGAATCATCTGATATTGTTCACGGAAGTTCTCGAAGCGTTTGATCAGAGGGTCTTGACCTTCTAAACCTGAACGGTCAACCATTGCTTGAGTCCACAGTGGGTGGGTGGTCAGAGAGTTCCAGAAGTTCTTACCACACAAACAGATGAAACCAGAAACACGTTGACCTTCGTACAGGTTGTCTAAGATACGACGACGAGCTTGTTCACCAGCAACTTTTGGGTGAATTGTGCTGTTAGACAGAGTGTAAGTTACTGTAGGACGAGCAGCGCCAGTGTATTCTTGATAGAAGTCAACTGAAGGAACAGTGGCGTTAGGAACGTATGAAGTACCGTTAACGATGGTAGAAGCTAAAGCAACTTCACGCATCATATCCCAGCCGCGCATCAGAGCAGCTTTGTCTTGAGCAACAACGTCAGCTTTAGCGGCTAACTGATCTACAGTACCAGCTTTACGGCGGCGTAATACGTCTTCTGGACGTACATGGGCTTGCATACCGAAAGATGGAACTTTGTGGAAGTGAGTATCAGTCACAGGACGAGCATCGATCACTTGACCACGATCAGCATATGGCTTGTCAGAAGGCATAGCATTTACGTAGTGAGTGAAGTCATGTTCAAATACGTTGGTTTGTAAGAACACTTGAGATGGATTAACGATTGCAGTGATTAAATCAGGGACGTTAGGACGTTCTGCGATTTCTGCGGTAACGTCGTGCAGGCCATTCAGGTTGCCTAAGTCACGAACTAATGCTTTAGTCAATTCCAAGGTTTGACCACGACCTACGCTAAATTTTACAGACATGTAATTTATTTCCTATAATTATTCTTGACAGTGTATAAGCTAAACGGCTACTATTAGTAACCGTATAAGCTAGAAGTTTTCAGAGCAGCAACAGGTTTGATGTCAACGCCTTTGCCTTCTAATTGCGCTTTGATTAAAGAGACGCGAGCAGCAGCTACGCCAGCATCGAAAATCAAACCACCAGCAGCGTGAGTGTCTTTAACTGCAACTGGGCCACGGAACAGAACGAATGCTTTAACAGCAGTAGTACCAACAGTAGCGCTATATTCACCACCGATAGAACCGTTGAAACCAACAACGATACCGATAGCACCGCGATCTGGCAGAGATGGAGTACCTGCTGGAGCAGTCAGAACGGTATCAGAAGTGAAGTCAGCGTTCTTCAGAACACGGTAAGCATCAGTACCGTTGTAGTAAACTACTTGGCCTAATTTGATTTCAGTGTTAGAAGCTTCTTTTAAGTTCACTTCAGCGTAGTTAAAATCTTGAACCAGAGAAGTCGCGTCAGACATTAAGACAGCAGACAAAAATGGTTGAGTAGTAGCAATTTTAGCCATTATATAATTTCCTTTAAATTACTTGATATGTTTGAAAATAGCTTCACGAGATTTAGCTAATTGAACAGCTTGCTCGTCTTTGATTTCGTTATGACCTTGTTCGGTGGTCAGGCCTTCAGCAGCCACTTGTGCGGCAACTTCTTGTTTTTGGTTAGCAGCTTTCAATGCTTCGATTTGAACTTCAACAACTTCAGCGTTGACTTTGCTCATTTCATACATTGCTTTAGCTACTGTCTCAAATTTTTCTTCCGCAACTAAACCTTGCAGTTGAGCAGCGAATTCATCAAACTTAGCTTTCTCCTCAGCAGCTTTGACAACAGCCAGTTGAGATTCCAACTCTGTTACTTTTGCTTCCAAAGATTTAACTAGATCGACTTGAGTTGCCAGTTCAGCTTCTTTTGCAGTTAAAGCTGATTTAGCAAGTTCCAGTTCTTCCATTTGTTTTTCCTTTGTTGTAATATGCTCGTTCAGAGCTGGTTCTAATTTTTGTTGCAAAGCAACAATGTCGTTAAATGCAGACTTAGTGATTGTTTCAACTTCGCCTTCATTCATTGATTTCATAATGGTGAATTGAGATACTTTATCTTCTAAGTATTTAGAATAATCCCAAGGTTCATCACCACTAGCTTCTTGTTCTTTCTTATAAGCTTCGTATTCTGTTTCAAAGCCTAACAGCTTAGTTAACAGTTCTGCTTCATCACTCCACATGCCGAAGAACTTACGTAAAAATTCTTCCATTGATAATGTGACAGTGATTTGCTCTAAAGCTTTCTTCACTTCAATTGTTTCTTCTGGCTTAGACGCCTTCAGTACGAGCGTTTGAAAACCGTTTGCGGCATTTCCAAGAGAAGGGCCAACTAAAGATACACAATGATCTTCTTTATTGAAGTCGAACTTCTTTAATACACGTTTAGCTTTTTGTTTTAATGTCTCTGACATCATTCCACCTCATACCCTACTGCTGAGCATTCAATAGAGACACCAGTGTATGTGCCATCTAGAACACCTTGCCACAAGGTATCATTGTTGAATTTCCACCATTGCAACCACGTACCTTTCTTGATGAATACACCAGTTTCGGTAGTGAAATCACAAGGCGCTGTGAACGATTGCTCAATAACTACGTCGTCGTTAGAAAGTAACCCACTATGATCTACACCAGCTTTACGACAAGCTACATTGAAGTTAGCGCAAGCTTCGGCTACATCATCAACCCCGTACCAATCACCATGAGCATCACGAGTAGAACCGTCATCGTCTTGTGGCTCTAATACAACAAACAAAGCTCGTTGCTGTAATGTATCTACTGATTTAACAACAGATACTTCAGCTTCCTGCTTATTAGGTTGTTCTGAATCACCGATACACTGTTCAATGAGTGCTAACAAACCTTCCAATAATTTCTCTTTCATTGATTAACCTTTGTTATCAGCATTCAAGCTAGAGTTAGCTCCGCCGTTCTGTGTATTACCAGTACCGCTACTACCAAGACTTTCACCACCACGACTCTTATCATTAGGATTATCTAATGAAGCCAGTAATTCTTCTTCAGTGAGTGATTCTAAGCTATCTACATTCAATCCACACTTCTTCAGAGTATCTAAGATAAACTCACGTTTACGTGGTAAGAAACCTACGCTTGCTACGCGCTGAATGGTTTTTGAATAAGCTTCAGGGTCGATTTCATCAAGAGCATTAAGCGTGAATACTGGGATGTCTTCTTCTTGGAGGTTGTGAATACGGTTGATTTCCATTAGCTGCTTCACCAGATCATTCTGGATAACAGATTGGATAAACAACATATGCTTTTCCATGAAGAAAGCATGTAAGCTTGTCTTAGCATCAGCTAGAGAGTAACTACCGTTAGCTTCGTTACCTAAGTTGATAAAGCCAGCACCGAATACATCTAGAATAGCTTTCTTACGTTCATTGATGATTGTGTCAGTGGAGACAACGTTAGTTGCTGTACCAGTTACACCAGCAAGTTCAAAGTCGTAAGTGTATTTACCGTTACCATTAGGCCCTTGAACATCAGAGCCGAGCATGATGAATGTCTGATCGCCATTGTGCATTAACGCAGCTTGTTGCTGTAATGCCATCAATGTTTTGTATTCATTCGAGTCAGGGTCTTCAGCAGCTTTATTGATGTGTTCAGTAGGGACACGTAAAACCACAAGACCATTCAAACCTTTAGAAGCACCAGACACTTCCATAGCTTCGATTAGCACTTTCTCTTTCCATGCTTTATAACAAGCATTTAATGGAGATACGCCAATGGGTGAGCTGTTCTTACTATCCCACGCAAACAACATGAATTTATTTCGCTTCATGTAATCGTTAGGATCAGAACTATAGAGGAATGTTTTAGTGGAACCTAAGTTTAATCCTTGTGGTGGGTATTGACGTAAGCCAATAACTGTTCTACCATCATCATCAAACTTCCACTGCTCAATACTATGTTGAGAACGTGGGGCAAGCTTCTTCAGCTTCCATGTATATTTAGAATGTTTCTTACTGAAATTAGGCTCATACACTTTTTCAAGCCATGAGAATCCATATTGTAAGTAAGTGAGGATGTTAATGCAGCTTTCATACCACGTAACATCTTTTAAGTTCTTTAAGTTCCAATTCAGATAATCACAGAATTCTTTAGCTTCTGGATTCTTAGAGTTGGTGATAAACTTTGCATTAGCGAGAGCTTTAGTGAGGAAAGCTTCTGCTGTTCCTAATGCTGCCCCTACAGTGGCATCGTGGCGCATCTTTTCATACGTCACGAGGTTGTAAGGAGCAACAAGCTCTCTACGCATTTCATTTTGAATCCAAGATCCAACAGCACGAAGATTTGGTGTTCCAATCTCTCCTGTACGAATCCTTGTAGATTCTACGGAAGTGGAAGCTTCGGCTTTCTTGATCTCGATTTGATCCGTAGTATCGGACATTTATTTCTCCGAATAATATTACATATCTGCCAAAGCTATTGCTTTAGTGGTTGGAGGAGG